AATGTGATTCCACTCGTACGTCTTACCACTGTCATTGATGGTGGGGTTGTGTCCGTAGCGCGCAGCGTGAAAGTTTGGGTCAACAGTTCCCAGCATCCCGCAGGTGGAACACGTCTGAGCAACCGCCCGAAGGTTGCTCAGTTCCTCGCGGCTGATCTCTCCGTAAGTGTCGTTCTGAACGGTGCTGGTTGCCATCTCGCTGACTCCTTCTGCCTGGTTCCTGCTTACAAGACTCAATCTAGTGGTCTACCTGATCTAGGTCAACCCTCTTGGGTGGTTTCGATGAACTTTTTTTTGCACGTCTTGGGTATTGATAATGTTTCCGGCCGGTGGTATGCGTTCTGGTCTGGGTTCGGTGCTAATCTTGGTTGCCTGAGCGTGTTTACGGTGTTGTACCGTAAGCATAATTGTCATGTGCGGTCTTGCTGGCGGATTGGTCATTTTGTTGAGGGTGGGTTCGTGTATTGCCGTAAGCATCACGGGGGGTAACAGGATGGGTCACTGGTTGTATCACTGGTTGTTTCTGGATTTTTATGTTCCTGTGTGGCCTAATATTGCTGCTGATCTGATTGCGGCGGTTTGGACGATCAGCCGTCTTAAGACTCATCTTCATAGGCATCATGAGGCTGTTAAAAAGACTTTGGGTGGTTCGTGATGCCTGGTTGGGGTTCGTGGTATTGGCCTAGCTGGCTGGTCGTGCTGTTAGGGTCGTTTCTCGGTCCTGAGATCTTTGCTTTGGTGACTGACTGGCGTGACACTCTCAGCAATTGGGTTTGGACGGTTTTGAAGATCAGCGGGCATGAGAGTATGGCTGCTTGGAACGCGACTGATTACCTGGTGTTCGGGTGTTGGCTTGTTCTGGTTACTTGGCTGACTGGTCATTTCTTTTACGGGATTTGGCGTTAGGCAACGAAAGAACCGCCAGAGTGTGAGTCTGGCGGTTCTGGGTGGTCTGGTTATTGATCATCCTTTGCGTAGGATTTCTACATAGGGAAAGCGGGCACCGTGGGAATGTTCGTAACCGAAAGAGACAGAGAGATCGTTCGGGCGGACACGGTAGCCTAGGAATGAAACATATTCCGGCGCGTACTGGTTTGGTGGCGCAATGTGAGTGATGCGGACTATGACTCGTCTTTTACCTGGCATGGCCGGGTTTATGGCTACGGTGTCACCAACCTGAATTTCGTCTTGTGAAGTAATCATTCAGATCCACTCCCCTAGTTTCTCGTTCCACGTTTCGACTGCCTGACAAACCTTGACTTGGCAAACCCGCTGAACGTAACCGTTGTCTCGGCTCTCTTTCCACTTGTGAACGTGGCCAGCGGCTAGCTTACGTGCTTTGACTGGTGCGTGTGTCCTGCTTGACTGAAAGATTCCCTGTGCCATGCTTAAAGACTACTGGTCTAGGTGATCTACGTCAACTACTTTCGTGAACTTTCTTTTGGAGTGATGGTATGCCTCTTCCTGGTGACCTGACTTCTATCACTGTCACGGCTAGTTATCCGAATATTGCTGGTCAGCCTCAGACGGGTCTTGTCAAGTTTGACCCTGGTCAGCCTGTGTCTGATGGTACGGGCAAGGTGATTCTGACTGGTGCTGTCACGTGTTACGTGTTTAACGGTGTCATGCAGCCTGTGATCTTGCCGTGTACGGATAACGCTGGCCTGAACCCTACGGGTTTCTTATACAAGATCACTGAGACTCTTGGGACTAACGTGAGGTCTTACAGCGTTTACCTGCCTCATACTCTGGGTAGCACGGTTGACCTTAGTTCTCTTACACCTCAGACGGCTGTTTCTATGGTGATCACGAATATTGATGGCGGGGACGCTATCAGCGGCGGGGTTCCTGCTGGTTCTGTTGATGGAGGTAACGCGTAATGAGCGTGACGATTCAGCTTAGGCGTGATACTGCCGCTAACTGGACTAGCGTTAACCCGATCCTGTTTCAGGGAGAGATGGGTGTTGAGACTGACACTCTCAAGGCTAAGCTTGGTGATGGTGTTACTCACTGGTCTAGTCTTGCTTACTGGTCTGGTTCTGGTGGTGGTGGTTTCTCTAACCCGATGACCACTCTCGGGGACCTGATTTACGAGAACGGGACACCAGCAGCAGCACGGTTAGCGGGTGACACGAGTAACAATCGTAAGTTTCTTCGGACTCAGGCGACTGGCGGGGTTGCACAGGCCCCAGCGTGGGACTCGTTACAGGCTGGCGACGTTCCGCAACTTGCGGATTATGCGCCTACCGGGCTGACTGGTGCTACCGCGGTTACCCGTTACGTTGGCGGTACGGCTAGCGGCGCTCCTGTGTCGGGTACGTTTGCTGTCGGTGATTTCATCATTGATCAGTCTGGGGCTGTCTGGGTTTGCACTACGGCGGGGACACCTGGAACGTGGACTAGGGCGGGTACCGCTATCGACGGTACCGCCACTGATATTCAGCCGATCGGTGTTCAGGCAGCTGGTTCAATCGGTAAGGCTGCTGACGCTGGTCACGTTCACCCGTTTGAGCCGTGGCAGTTTCAGCCCGAAACCTACGGAGCGAAAGCGGACGGGAAGGTCATCGTTGATGCAACGATCGCCGCTGGGGCACTCTCGACGCTGACCAGCGCTACCGCGGGATTCACCAGCGCTGACACTGGAAAACACATCGTAGTGTCTCAGGCTGGCGGCAGTGCCACAACCCCGCTGTTCACCACGATCACCTTTGTCAACTCGACTACGGTCACGCTTGGGTCTGCTGCCTCTGCTGGGGGTGTCACGAACGTTGGCGCTATTTACGGCACGGATGACACTGCCGCTATCCAGTCGGCAGTTAACGCAGCGGTTACCTACGCGCAAGCACATGTTAGTCAGTTTGCTGAGGTTCTGTTCTGGCCTGCTTACTACATGGTGGCAGGGAATCCGCTGACTACCGTGTCCGGCAACGCGCAGATCACCTTGCCCATCGTGTCCGCATCGTCCGGGTACAAAGTGAATCTGAAACTTACGGGGATTGCCAACGTGACCGCCCCGCCTGAACACTGGCTGCAAGTCACCCAGAACGCTCCAGGTTCGGTGCTGGTCTGTGCGAATGGTACGGGCACGTATAACGCTACCAACGGGCCGTCTTGCGTGATCGGTGGACCTGTCAACGGATACGGTGGCGGTGGTGGCACCTACAGTAATATGTGCCTGACGGTGGACGGGCTGACCTGTCTGCTGCCGTACACCACCACGATCGGCGGGATGAACCTGTTTGGCGTAGGCCAGATGAAGATTAAAGGACTGTCGGTCATGCCGATGGCTACCGCTGCTGCGAGTACCCCGTGGCCGCAACTTGCTTCGGAAGGTCCCACCAGCAATTTCTTCCCGTCAGGTCTTATAATCCCAGCTTCGGGGAATAACGCCGTTGCTGACATTGACGTTTACACCTGTTACGGTCAGCATACGGGACTTGCCGGGACGGATCACCTGCGATGGAACACGCTTATTACGATTTACTGCAATAACGGGTGGCTGGCCACTAACCAGCAGAGCAACGCAGCTCATACCGCGACCGGGCTGTCTTGGTGCTGCGAGCAGACCGGAAACCCGATGATTGTGGCCACAGGGGCTACCTGGCCGGGTTACAACACGGTCGGCCCCGTCCGGGTAAACGTCGCATCAATCAGCCTGGAAACCTACACGGCGTATCTCATGCAAGGGGACTCGTCTGGGCTCGTATCAGGGCAAGTGTATTTCGAGGCAGATAGCGCAACCAACGTAAACTACTACTCGGTTCAGGCTGATGTCCTGTCGGTTAAGCTGATCAGCCTGGAAAACCTGCCTGGGCCTGTCGCATCGCCGCACGCGCCACCGTCGAGCACTGGAGTGTGGAATAACTACTATTACCGGGATGCGGAGATTACGTTGTCCGTGTCTGCGGGTACCCTATCCGCTCTCAGTATTAATAGCACTGCCCAGACCATACCCGCCAGCACCACGTTTTACAGGTTTACCCTGCCGTCTGGGCATTCCTATAAGCCGACATTCACGGGAACATTGACTCACACTGTAACTTTACTTTAGGAGGTTTCCGCTGTGGCTAGCCCGCCTAGAGTTTTAACACCAGTGACGCCTAGGCAGGTTAAGGCTGGTGAGGGTAACCAGGTTTGTGATTTCATCGAGTCTTTTTGCACGATCACTAAGGATTCGATGGGTGGTAGGGCTGGTGAGCCGATCGTTTTACGATCTTGGCAACGTAACATTCTGGGGATGACGTTTGCTAAGAGGTCTGATGGCAGACGTAAGCACCGGCAGGCGTTAATCGGGTTACCTCGTAAGAACGGTAAGAGCGCGCTAGGGTCTGGGATCGGGTTGTACGGTCTGCTGATGTCTGGTCAGGGTGCGGAAGTCTACTCGTGTGCTGCTGATAAAGAGCAGGCTAGGATCGTGTTCGGTGTCGCTAAAGCGATGGTTGATAACAACGGTGAGTTGAAAGAGCTGATCAAGCCTTACCGTGATGCTCTTGAAGTTGTCTCGACTGGTTCTGTCTATAAGGTGGTTTCTAGTGAGGCATTCACGAAAGAGGGTCTTAACCCGTCTATGGTGCTCTATGACGAGTTGCACGCAGCACCGACAGACGAGCTTTACAACGTCATGTCATTGGCAATGGGGGCTAGACGAAACCCTTTGCTGGTTGCGATCACTACGTCAGGGGTTAGATCCGACAGGGACGGCGGGGATTCGGTCTGTTACAGACTATTCCAGTATGGTGAGAAAATCGCGTCAGGTGAAGTTGTAGACGATTCGTTTTTTATGGCCTGGTGGGGTGCTGCTGACGATGACGACCATAAAGACCCTGGGGTTTGGGCTAGGGCTAATCCTGGGTTTGATGATCTGATTGATCCTGAGGATTTGGAGTCTACGGTTAAGCGGACTGCTGAGAACGAGTTTCGTACTAAGCGGTTGAATCAGTGGGTTAGTTCTGCTGTCGCGTGGTTGCCTGGTGGTGCTTGGGATGCTTGTTTACATAATGGCGGAAATAGCCGTCTGCAACATCGTAGTCGTGTCGTTCTTGGTTTCGATGGATCGAGAACAGGGGACGCTACTGCGCTTGTTGCTGTCACGGTTGAACAGAAGCCTCATGTTAAGGTGCTTGGATTGTGGGAGCGTCCTAAGGACCAGACAGAATGGAAGGTCCCGCGGGGAGAAGTAAAAGCAGCCATTAGGCAAGCGTGTAAGGATTATGATGTCTGGGAAATCGCTTGGGACGAGTTCTTGTGGATTGACTCGGCTGAAGAGTTGGAAGCTGAGGGTTTGCCTGTGGTGGTTTTTCCGCAGACCCTTACTCGTATGGGGCCAGCCACCCAACGCTTTTACGAACTCGTCACAACCAAGGGGATAACTCATGATGGTGACCCTAGACTTTCACGGCATCTTGGAAACGCAGTCATTAAGACTGACACGAGAGGAAGCCGACTCTCTAAGGATGCTAAGTCTAGCCCTAGGAAAATTGACCTCGCGGTAGCCGCGGTTATGGCTGCTGACCGTGCTGGCTGGTGGTTGACACAAGAGGCACCAGGAACGTTTAAGGGTGTGCCGATCAGTGAACTCAGGTTCGTCTGGTAAAGGGAGTTTTGATGACTGTTCTAGATGACACTGGCGGTTTCCCAGCCATCAGGATACCCAAACTGAAGCGTCCAGGCTGGTTGCGTGTCCCTAAGCTACCGCCGCTGAAGATGTCTCGTGAAGCTGGGCAGCTGGTCGCTCAGGGTGTTGGCGTGTTGTCGGTGCTGGTCGGTGTGTCCGCCTGGTCTGTACCCTGTTCGTTTATCCTTGGCGGACTCACTTTGATCGCTGCTATCGAAAGGCAATAACTGATGGCTCTTTTAGCTCTTGGCACACCAGCCAACTACCTGACTGACTACGCGTTCACGGGTACGTCTAAGATCCTGCCAGCGACGGAAACCGCTCTGACTGGTAACACGGGTTGCACGTTCGTCAACTCGCCTGAGGGTCTTGTGATCCTGCGTGTCGTGGTTGGCGCGTCTGGTGCGGGTAACGCAACCGTAGTCGGGCAGAACGGTGCGTCTAACAAGGTGGTTGCTGTCGCTAACTCTGACATTTACCTACTTGGACCGTTCGACCCTGCCCTGTACTCGAATAGTTCAGGACTGGTTCAGGTGAACTTCAGCGTTGTCACTGGTAACAGTGTAGGGGTTTATATCCTGCCGGATAACACTAACGTTCTGACGGGTCTGAGAGGTTTGCACAATCCTTTCGAGATGACTGCTGGTGCTGCTGACAGGTAACAACCCTTGGGGAGTGCTTTTAAATGAGCCTGTTTAATTTGCGCTCTCAGTTTGCTACTGGTGGCGCAACATACAACCCGTTTGAAAACCCAGCTGTCCCGCTATCGTCAGTCGCTCTTGACAACATGTTCGGTTCCGCTGGTGCTAACGACTCAGGCCAGCAAGTAACGATAGACAGCGCGCTCAGCGTACCGACAGTTTACCGTTGTGTTTCGCTGATCTCTGGGCTGATCGCTGGGTGTCCGTTAGAAGTATTCAAGAATCCTGGTAAGAAACTTATTACTGTTCCCGCGTTAGACCCTTTGAACGCTGACACGATGTATACCCAGTATGAGCTATGGGAATTAGTGATGGCTCACCTGTTGTTGTACGGGAATGCGTACGTTCTGAAGGTTAAGAATGGTTTGGATAGGGTTGTTGACCTGCGTCCTATCTGGCCTGGGCGGGTTACGCCTAAGATGGTGAAGGGCAGTAAAATATTTCTCGTTAAGAAGATGACCGTTGATGGTGCCCTGTCTCCTGGTGAACCTGACGTTTACACGACTGATCAGCTTATGCATGTTCCTGGTCTGGGTTATGACGGTCTGGCGGGCATGTCTCCTATCATGCTGATGAAACAGGCTGTTGGTACGGCTCTGGCGGGTGACAGGCTAGCGGCTAGGTTCTACGCGAACGGTACGCAGCTGGCGGGTATTCTGAAAACTGCTGTCCCGTTAACGTCTGAGAGTCAGGCTGACGAGCTTAAACGCAAGTGGGCTATCAAGAACAGCGGGATTGGTAACGCTGGTCAGGTTGCTGTCCTTGATGCTGAGACTGAGTTTCAGCCTCTTACGCTGGCACCTGACGAGTTGCAGTTCATTGAGGCTAGGCGTTGGGAGACAACTGAGATAGCCAGGATGTACGGCATCCCTCCGCACCTGGTAGGAGACGTTGAGAAGTCAACTAGCTGGGGCACTGGGATCGAGGAACAGAACACGGCGTTTGTTGCTTATACTCTGGCTGCCTGGGCTAACAGGATTGAGCAGAGAGTTACCCGTGAAGTTGTCCAGGTCCGCGGACAGTCGGCAACGTTCGATTTCAGTACGCTGCTGCGTGGCGATATGACCGAGCGGTTCACTGCTTACGCTACGGCTATTCAGTGGGGTTTCCTTACCCGGAATGAAGCTCGTATCCGTGAGGACTGGGAACCGATCGAGGGTCTTGACGAACCGTTGACTCCGTTGAACATGGTTGCTGGGAAAGTGAAGATTGACCCTGCGACGGGTCAGCCTATGGCGGTTCCTGGGAATGATCTGGACGGTCCGTTGACGACTACGGTTAAGCCTGGTAGCGGTAAGAATCAAGCATTGGATGAGTCGAATGAGTAATAGACGACAGACCCGCGGTGAGCATTTCGCTCCTGGTTCGCTAACTAAGACTCTTCAAGAACGGGATGTTGTCTTACTGGATAACCATGATCAAGGGAAGCCTATTGCTCGTAAGTCTGCGGGTACTCTGCGCACCGTGCAGACGGATAGCGAGATGTCCTGGGACGCTGATCCTGTTGACACGTCTTATGCTCGTGACGCTGTGGCTAACGTCAAGGCTAAGAATTATGGTGGTTGTTCGGTTGGGTTCCGTGCGATCAAAGAGGATTGGCTTGACGATGACGGTAACCCGTCTGACGCTTTCACGGGCACTCAGCGGATTATCCGTGAGGCTGAACTACCAGAGTTCTCCGTTGTGACGTTCCCTGCCTATGATGATACTGAGGTTTCCGCTAGGGATATGGTTTCCGCGGCTCGTGAAGCTAGGGCTAACAAAGAGCCTTACGGGGATGTTGAGTACGCTGACCCTGGCTATCAGAAGGATGGTAAGAAACGCTATCCGGTTGATAGTGAGGCTCACGTGAAAGCAGCCTGGTCGTATATTAACCAGGCTGATAATGCGGGTGAGTACACGGCGGAACAGCTGGCGCACATCAAGAGCGCTATCAAGTCTGCTGGTAAGAAGTACGGTATTCAGTTTAATGATGAGGATTCAGCCGTCTTGGACACTGAATCTCGTGAGGATGTTCCGAAGCCGGATGTTTCCACTTCGGAGATTGATATCAGGAGTTATCGACTCCGAATTAAGAAACGAACTATGGAGGCATAATATGTCTTACCTTTCGGTTAAGGAATTAAAGGAACAGCGTCAGCGGGTCTGGGACGGCATGGAAGCTATCCTTGCTGGTGTCCCTGAGGGTGCTGGTCTGGACGACTCTAAGCGCAGCGAGTTTGACGCTCGTGAGGCTGAATTTGATCAGCTCACTAAGGACATTGATCGGGTAGAGAAGCATGAGGCTCGCAGTAAGGCCCGTGATGACGTTGCGGAGACTCGTGGTGTTTCCCGTGACGAGCATGATTCGGCTGAGAAGCGTTACGAGAAGGCTTATGTCAACTGGTTTAAGCGTGGTATTGGTTCGCTGACTGAGGAACAGCGCGGTACCCTGGACTCTGGTCACGGTCTTTCGACTGCTCCTAACTCGGCTGGTATCTCGGCTGGTTCCACTGGTTACAACGGTGGCTACCTGGTCCCACAGGGTTTCTGGCACAACCTTCAGATCGCTCTGAAGGAATATGGCGGTGTTCTGGAATACTGCAATATTCTTCAGACGGACACTGGGAATCCGATGCCGTGGCCGACTGTTGACCCCACTGGGGTTGTTGGCGCGTATATCACTGAGCAGAACCAGCTTGGTTTCGGTGGCGACTCTGGGGGTACTGATTATCAGTTCGGTCAGGGAATGCTGAACGCGTGGACTATCGTGTCTGGTGTTATCCTCGCGTCTCTTCAGCTGATTGAGGATTCCGCTTTTGATGTTGACGGGTTCGTTTCGGATCGTATTGGGGAGGCTATTGGTCGTAAGGTTGCGGCTGAGCTTCACTCTGGTTCTGGCACGTCTGCTTTCCTGGGTGTTGAGACTGCCCTGGTCGCTAAGGGTGTGGGTTCCGGGTACGGCACTGGCGGGCTTTACAAGTCGGGTACCTCGATTAACCACGCTGCTACTGCTGGCGGTAACGCTTACGCGCTTCAGTTCGGGACGACTGCTACGGCTAAGCTGGCTAACGGTCTGATCGGGTTTGACGACATTGAGGGTATGAAGATCACCGTTGACCCTGCTTACCGTAAGTCTGGGCGTTGTGTTTGGGTTATGAATGACGCTACTGGCGCGATGCTGCGGACGATCACGGACGCTTATGGTCACCCTCTCTGGCAGCCGAGTGTCCAGCCTGGTACCCCTGACATGATCTCCGGTTTCCCTGTGGTTATCGACCAGAACACTTCTAGTGTGTCTACTACTGCTAGCACTGCTGGGGGTCTGCTGTTTGGCGACTTCAAGACTGCGATGGTTGTCCGTCAGGTTAACGGCGCGCACACCATGCGTCTGACTGAGCGTTACGCTGATTATCTTCAGGTTGGTTTCCTGGGTTATGTCCGTATGGACGCGCGCAGCAATGACCTTAGGGCTGCTGCGTACTACAGCACGAACGCAACCTAATTAGCTGACCAGGCCCCATGTCTGCCCCTTGCATGGGGCCTGGTCTTAACCACGTGGGGACATTATGAGCATTGATGTTTTTGGTGACATCACCCCTACCGTGGGGATAGTGACGTTAACTGAAGCTAAGACACACCTGAGGTTCCCGAACCCTACCCAGCCGAACACTGATGACCAGAACATTGAGGGTTTCATCCTCGCAGCTACGGAAGTCATTGAGGGTGAGGTTGGTAAGTGTGTTCAACGTCAGGTTATCGAATATCACGATGGCGGGCAGATAGCTATCTACCTCCGTCAACGGCCTGTCTTACAGGTTGTTGAGGTTATCGAGAACTGGGGTTATTTCAACTGGGATCTAGCCGCTCAGCCGTCTACTACGATTCCTGCTACTAACCTTTTTGCTTATTCTCTTGACAACCCTGTTGAGGGTAGGGTTACGCGGAGGTCTGTGGGGAACATTGCGGTTCCGTTTATGGCTATGGGTTCACAGTTTCCCGCTAACTTGAAGGTTACTTATATTGCTGGCAGGAATCAGGTTCCTTACGCGGTGAGGTTGGCGACGTTGGAACTTGTGGCGCACTGGTGGCAGCATTCCCAGCAACGTTCATTTGGTGGCGGTTCACCAAATGGCAATTTTGATGACGATATCCCTGATGGTGGCGCTACCGAGTTTAACGCTGGCGTACCGTACAGGGTGCTAGAGCTGTTGACGTGGCATCGTCGAGCACCGATTATCGGATAAAGGGGTTTTATGATGGCTAACGAGCCTGACGCTGCGGAGATTATCAAGGCTGGCAGGAAACGCAGCACCCAGACTGTAGAACCTCAGCCCGCTATCCAGCCTGTGACGTTACAGTCCAAGCCTGAACCTGAGGTCTCGGTTGATGACCCTCAGGTTAAGAACCTGGTGCAGACTACGGGTATGAGTGCTGAAGAGGCTTGGAAGCTGGTTACTGACCTTAAACGCATGTGGGGTTAGGTTATGGCGTCTTCTATCGGTCCAGCGGTTACTAATTTCATTTCTCTGGCGACTGCCGCTGTTCCGTCTGTTATAGCTGGTGAAGGTGCCACGCAAGTAGTTTTTGGTGAAATACCTAAGTATCTTGCGCCGGTAACTTTGCAGATTCTTGAGGTTACGGGTAACGCTGACGTTGCCGAACTGGGGCAGAACTTCAGGCGTGAGGAGACTTACTCGATTGTGTGTGAGATTGTCACCTGGGCTGGTGACCAGGATTACATCACCAGGTTTCAGGATGCTCTGACTATCTACAACCTGGTTACTGTGGCTGTGGCGAATAATCCTTGGTTGTCGGCTACCGGGTTGCATGACAGTACGTCTGCTGTGAGGTTCGCTGAGGTTGGCGACTATTCGATTATCCCTCATGCTGATATTCACGGGCAGTCTAGGTGTTCTCTACAGTTCCATGTCCGTTGTTCCGCTCGTGTTGATTCCTTGGATTAGGGAGTTACCGTGATTCTTAAGAATGTCCGGCCGTTCGGCAACTTCACTCCTGGGGATCTGGTTGAAGTGCCTGACGGTGCTGTTTTTGATGAGTTCTTTTTCGTTGAGGTGCCCGCGGAGGGTGGTAACTAATGGCCGTCAACACTACTATTGGCGCTGGTCTCGCTAGCCAGCTGGTAGCCTTAAACGAGGTTACTTATGGTGTCGCGCCAACTCTTACTAGCCCGCGGACATACGAGTTTAAGAGCGAGTCTCTTAAGCTTAAGAAGAATACTGTTCAGGGTCAGGGTTTGCACGGCAAGTCTGGGACGCTGCCGCTGTATGACCGTGCTAAGCGGCGTGTGCTGACTACGTATGAGGCTGCCGGTACTATCAGCATGGACCTTCCCGGTAACCAGCTGGGTTTCTGGTTACAACACATGATCGGGTCTTACGGTCAGACTCTCGCTACGCCTACACAGCTGGCAACTACTGGTGTTTACCAGCAGGTTCATCAGCCTGGTTCGTTACAGGGTTTCTCGTTCTGTGTCCAGAAGGGTGTTCCTGCTACTGACGGGACTGTCGAGCCGTTCACCTACGTTGGTTGCAAGGTGGAGTCTTGGAAGCTGATGTGTGAGGTTAACCAGATCAGCCAGCTTGAGTTAACGCTTGATTCTCGTAACGAGCTTGGCGGGGCTGGTAACAGTGACCCTCTGAATGGTTCTGTTCCGGCACTGGCAACACCAGGCTACACGTCTGGGATGCAGCTGTTTCATTTCCGTGAGGCTACTCTTTACACTGGCGGTACGCCTACGCTCACGTCTGGTGTCGTGTCGCTGGTTGGGGAGACTGCTGCCGCTCAGGTTAAGAAATGCGAGATTGGCCACGCGGTAAGCCTGGATAAGGAACGTATTTTCCTCGGTAACAACGGTTTCAAGTCTGAACAGCTGGAAAACGGGTTCCGTAAGATTAACGGGACGTTTGATATCGAGTTTCAGTCTAATGAGGCTATGTATAACGCGTTCGCAGCGGACACTACCACGAGCCTAGAACTTAAGTGGGTTGGTCCGATCATCGGCACGTCGGGCACTAACACGATGCTGCTGTCTTGCATCATCCCGAACATTAAGCTTGACGGTGATACGCCTACTGACGCTGGTCCTGGTGTGGTGACGGTTTCTCAGCCGTGGACGGGTCTAGATGACGAGTCTACTACTCAGATCCAGTTTACTTACCAGTCTACTGACACTGCACTGTAAGACTACTTTTAAAGGGGCAAATAATGAATGTTGAATTTGAGGGTAAGACGTGGACGCTTGACGTTGACGAGATCGATGTACGTCAGGCAATGGTGATTAAGGTTAAGACGGGTTTCAATCTGCTTGAATGGCAGGCAGCGTTAGAGCGTGGCGACGTGGATGCTGCTAAGGCTCTTTACTGGCTTATGCTGGCTCAGAATGGTGTCTCGGCTGATATTGACTTGGTTAACTTCAAGATCCTGAAGTTTATCGCCGCGGTTGGGGCTGCTGCTGAGGCTGAAGGTAAGAGCGAGGGAAACCCTACGATGGGTCAGCCGACAGGTGGTTAGTCCAAGACGTTAAGACGTTGCGCGGTAAGTACCTGTTCTGGCTGGCTAACATCTGCCACGTGACACCATTGGAGGTTGACCGTCTGAAGGTGACTGATTTCATCGGGCTGGTTGCTGGTATCGAACAGTATCTTGAGGCTAGGAAGCGGGCTGGTGACGTTGGCGACTAGACACACCCGTAGGCGTTCACCTGTGACACGGACCAGGGTGTCTGACCGTAGTATGAGACTGTCAGTGTCACCTGGTCGTAACGCTAGCGGTGACAGGCTCGTTGAGGCTGCTGACACGATAGCAGACGGGATCAGGGAGGTGTCGTCTACGTTTAGCCGTAAAATTCCCGCTAGCATTGACGTTAGGCCGGCTGGCGCTGACCTCGTGTTCGTTGTCGCTACCGCCCCTAACGCAGACCCTATCGAGAACGGGAAACGGCATCCTCTGTTCGGTAACCGTGAATACTGGTATCCGATGAAGAAAATACCGTTTATGGAACAGGGCGTTAAGCTGTCTATTGATGACGCTGCTGAGGTTTACGGTAAGACAGTTGACGACTGGCTGAAAGAAGTTGGGTGGGAATAA